GGTTAAAGAGCTGAGCATAAGTAAGGTTTTTGCTAGGCACAGCAATGTCAACGAATGTCAATCCGTCCTCCTCCATCCATAAGAGGAGTTGTATAAGTAAAGTTTTTTTATGCTTGTCCATTTACCTCACCTTACTTTTTGGTGTCAGAAGAACTAACTAAAGTTCAGTCTGACATATTTTTTTTAGTTTAAATATTAATTGTAATTTTTTTGGTATGATATATATTATATATACTTCCACAATTTCCAATTACAAAAAAATTCTTATTCAATTAAATAAACATTTTTTGTATTTAAAAACTTTTTTGACCGAAACAAACCCTAAAAAAAGAAAAAGGGGACTAAGATTTATAAATTATGAAAAAGTTTTTCTCAGAAATGTTACGTAAGTCATTACCAGCTTTGACCACACCTATACGGTTTTTTTCTATATAATTAATAGAAAGGACTTGTTTATTATAGTGACAACAAGGGTTAGTGTAGATAAAGTCAAAAGGATATTTTTCGGCTATCTCTTGTAAATTTACATGGGAGTGGACAAGGACAAAAGTATAAGGGGGGGGATAGAAAGAAAGGTCTATATCCTGCCATTTGTCAGCATGAAAGAAGAAGTTTTTAACTTTATTATCATTTATCCACTCTATCATAAAATCATATTTTATGGCTGGGTCTACAGAAACATGGATACTTTTACTTTTTAAACCTAAAAGAAAAGTAAATAATGCTCCTGTCCTACAGTAAGCTCCATCACCTATATGAAAAAAGGTCTGTAATTTGGTCATATCTTCCATAACGTCGTATAAGTGATGGAAAGCTGTAAAACTTTCTGTTATCTCCTTAGCTGGACTGCAAGCTCTACAAAAAAGAGGATGAATTTGACCATAACACTCTTTCTTGAGTAAGCCTCGCAGGAAATCATATCTCGTCATGCTTTTTTACACCTATTTTTTCTTCTACAAAAGTAAAAACTATTTCCATTCCAAGTACTTTGTCTTCTAAAGGAACAATTCTACAAGAAGTAAAATTGTAATTATAATATTTGTCTATAATCTTTTCTACCTTTTCATGTCTTTCGATTATCTGTTTCAAACCTTTACGGTTAGTATATTTTATTAATATACGTAAAGTTTTGTATGTAATATCAAAAGAGTAACCTACTAAATGGAAATCACTAACTGCTTTATGTATTTCAGTAATGACATCGTTTATTATAAAACTACATCTCGTCATCTTCTTCAATCCCCTCTATTTCCATTTCTACTATTCCTTTCTCGTCAAGTTCTGGAAGAAAGTATTTAATTGTCACATTAAGAAACTTTTCTAACTCTTGAAGAGAAAGATTTGTTTTTATTTTTACTTTAAAAGTTTTCATTAGTATCCCATCCTTTTTGATGAAAGAGCAATCTTAAAGTCACACTCTTCACATTTCCATACATCTGAGTCAGCAAACTGGTCATGACGTATGGCAACAAGGAAAACACCGTTTTTGTGTGGTTTCATAGGCTTTCCACATTTTAGACAGAAAAGCCAGTTATCAGATGGAATATTGGTAACTTTAATACTCCCTTCTGATTTAAGTAAAGTTTTATAAAACTTCTGTCGTTCTTCATAATCCATTTCTATCACTTCCATATAGTTAAACAAAGGGTAGCTTTGTATCCATTCTGAGAGACGAATATATTTACCTCGTCAGTTACTCGTTCAAACTCTTTTAACAAAGGCAAATTAAAAATAGCTGTAGTTACAAACTGTATTTCTATAAAGTCTTGAAAAAGAATTATATCCATCTCTTTAAAATAAAAATCATTATCGACTAAAATTTTAGAAATTTTAGTCAAAATGTTCTCTAAAAACATGATTAACACCTAAAAAAAAGAAAAAAAAGAAAAAGGATTAGAAAAGGAATTGGTCGTCGTCTGTTGAACTAGCTTTGGAGCTAGCTAGAACAACATTAGTTATTTCTTGATTGCCTTTAAGCCATGCAACAGCGTCTATTAACGCTTCAATCTGGTCTTTGTTGGTTATCCATACGGGATTTCTTTTCCCGATGTCGACACCAACTACATAATCACCCTTTGGGGTGATGGTAGCAAAGATTTTGGCTTTATTGGCTTTAGCTAATCCGATTTTGTTCCATGCTCTGTCTGGGGAAAGTTTTCCTAGAACAGAGCGAAGTTTGTTTATTCTGTCAGAAGTCATTTTTGGTTGAACCTCCTTGTTTTGTTCTACTTGTTCTTCTTCAAAGGAAATCTCTTCCTTTGGTTTGTCAGAAGATTGTTTGTTTTCAACCTTCTTAGTCAGTGAAGCTACCATTGCCTCAAGGTTTTTGACCATAGAGGACAATTGTTCTTTTTCTGCTTGCTTTACACTAGGTCTAGGAACTGAAGCTAGACCACGAGGATAAATTTGGTAATAATGTTTAGTAGGATTGCTTTTGATTTTCTTGTCATCTTGAAGTTCTTTTACATGGTATTTGGCTATAAAAGCCATTTTAAGAGGTCTGCTTTTTCCGACTTTAAAGAATATAGCTGGATGTCCTTTAACTTTTTCTTGTTCTATTGTTCCTCTATGAACGTAGACTATTCTACGCTCTACGTCAACTGTAGCAACAACATTCCCACCACTGTTCTTAATATAGAACGAGTGTTGGTCAATGGGAAAAACTCCATATTTAGAGAGTTTTTCCACCGCTAACTCACTGTCTATTTGAAAGACAGTGGTAATCTCTTCCACTCCGTCGGGAAGAGTAATATTGGGGAAATTTTTCATACTCATTTTTTATCCCTCTATTTTTTGGTTCGTTGTGAGAAACTGAATTCTCAACAACTCTCAATTTGGTAGACGTTTTTTGATGTTTTTAAGGTTTTCTGACCAACGAAAACCCTAAAAAGAGAAGAGGAGTTAGTCATCTTCTTCCTCCTCCCAATGGGCTACTGCAGATAGATATACATAACACTGTCCACAGTAGGCAAAGGCTGGAGAACAGTTGTCACACTCTTCTGTTCTCCAGATATCGTGATTAGGGCACATATGACAGTCGAATGCTAAACAGTTAAAGCATTCTTGTGGTGCTTGTTTGCTCATTTGACTATCAGCCCTTCATATTTGAAGACAGATTTTTTGATTACCTTGTCTTCAAATACTACTTCGACGCTTTCTCTTTTAGAGAAAGAGTAGCATGGAACGAATTGGCTTCGACGGAGCTCATCCTCTAGGTCAGCCATGAGGAATGGAGCTCCACCAATCATGACATGGTTGGTGTAGCAGTCAGTGTTGCTAGCTAGGTATCTATTCAGAGCTTGAACTATTTGTCTAGCTCTTATTCTTACTTCTTGAGCACTTGGTCGCTCAGAGAAGTTCAACAGAGGTCGAAAGACCTCTTCAAAGATTGATGGTTCAATATCGAATATTCCATCAGCCTTTTGCTCAGCAGTAGCAGAGTGCTGAGTCAGATTGATGATTTTATTTATTTTGTTCATATAATCACCTTTTTTTTGGTTGCTCTTGAGTGACTGAACACTCCATAAGAGCCTTAAATGAAAAAAAGGAAAAATGTTAGAATACTTTTTCCAATTGGTCAGCCAAATCATATAATTCGGTTAATTTCTTTTTTAAGTCGAATTGTTTATTGACTGATTTAGTTTTTTCGATTTTTTCTTCGACATTAATAATATTATTAAGAATGTCAAAGTAAATATCTTGTGATGTTCTGACCATTTTTATCACTCCGTCACCTAGCACACAACTAGGTGACCTAAAAGGATAAAAAATCAAAGATTATTATCAAGAACAATATGAATAATTGTTCTATGTCCACATGGCTCAAAGGCTATTTGGTCGTTTTTTAATAAATGAGCAAGTTTATTTGCTGACGGTAAGTCAGCAAAAGTGCATGAAATAGATATATAAATATATTCTTTATCGATTTTTATTGTAGGGTCGTCTGGATAGACGAGATTAGCGTCAGCCTCAATGAGCCACTCACTGAGTATTTTTAATATTTTATATATTTTTATGTTCATTTTTATCACTAAATCCGTTGAATATTTCAATAGTTATAAAGATTTTTGAGTCCAATGGTTCAATTATTAATTTTTTGTTTAATAATTGTTCAAGTTTTAATAAATCTTGTGTGTCTAGTTTTCCAGAGCAAGTAATAGCTACAAATATAAATTCATAATCTGCTTTTATTAGTGGTTCGTCTGGATAAACAGAATATCTATCTATCCAAAGATACCAGTCACTAATTTTTTTCAACAAATTATATATATAAAGATGTAATTTATTTTTAATAATAATCAACTCCTTCTGTTTTTTTGGTATGCCGTTTCATATATATAATGACTAGGAAATCGTCATCATATAAAGGGGCTCATCATATTATATACAATATAATATGATAAAACCACTGAAACAACAAACTTCAATAATCCTTACGCAAACACTTTGTATTTAAAGTTTTTTGTATGAGACTTCGCCTATCATAGCAAAAGAATAACTTTTATATAGGCAAAGAATTTTAAAAAATCATAGACTATGTATAAGGCTCATCGGTTGAGATATGTGCTGGACAAATGCACATAGCCAGATTTTATATAATAGTTATGTGCATGACAGATACACACACCTTTAACCTAAAAAAGATTATTAAAACTGTATTTAGAACTGTTTTTAAAACTGTTTTTAGGCTGTTTTTTCTAAAAACTTTTTTTTTAAATTATATAATATCATATCAAGGCTTTAATCAGTCTACGACTTGAACAAATAGCGATTTGTTTTAAAACAGAGCCTAGGATTACGTGACTGAAGAAGAATAAAGAAGTGTGTCAGAATAGCACAAAGTCAAAAAAACCGCTAACCGAAACTAAAAAAAAGTTAATTAATTAGTCAAGTTCATTTTATACAAGTTTCAGAACTTAAAACGTTCAAATTCAATGTGTTCGATTTGAGCACATAGCGACCCTGCCGATTTTTTCGGTTATCCGAAACTTTTTCGGGGAAAAAAAAACGTCAGGATATGTAGAACTCACGAAAACATCAAAAATAAGGGTTTTTAATATCATGACGGTCTTCATGAAGTGGGATAGCATGGTAATACTGAACCATTTTTCAAAAACATCAATTAGAAGCCGTAAAACTTATGAAAAGGTGAGATCTCACCCTAGTCACACATTTCAAGCGCTTTTCATGCATTTTTTAAGAACTCACGAAAAAACCATTTGAGAACTCACAAAAAAAGAAAAAAAAAGAAATTAAAACTAAATAGCTAATTCGGTCGTATTGAGTGGAATAGGAAAAGCATAGTTCTCTATTCTGAAAAATAGAGATACAATAGTATCTAAAGCGTCATAGTTGTAGTTTTCTAAATCGAAAACGAATTTAGTACCAAATATATCGAAAGTTAGTAATTTTTTTTCATCGTCATATGTGCATGTGTGTTTGATAGGCTTCAATTTTTCATCAATTTGAACAGTTATAGTCAATTTCATCATTTTTCGTCACCTACAACGCTATTAGCTAACAATTGAACAGTCAAAGTCAGTTGTTTTAAAGCGCTTTTGATTTCGCCTAGTTCATCATCGTCAGAGCTTTTTACGGTTGTTTTCTTTGATTTTGGTTTTTCGGACTTAATTTGGTTGAGTATAGATATTGATGTATTATTGAACATTTTTACTAACCAAATCAATGACCAAAGAGACTTAGAAATCTCACGTCTAGCAAATCCGTAAAGACTCAAAATCTTTTTTGGACTATTAAGTAGAAATTCAGTACTACAACCGCTCTTATTGTAAGTGTCTTCAAAAATGAAAGAAATTGAAGCAATAGGTCTTTTAGTGTTGAATATTTTAATGGAAATGTAGTTAGGCACTTTCAAATCAAATAATTCTTTGATTTTTTCGTGGTCAATAACTAACATTTTTCTATCTTTTCCACTTCCAAAATTGAAATTGACGGTTTGCAAAAATAGAGTTCTGACCATAGGAAGAGCAAAACTAGGTTTGTGCCTTTCCCATTCGCTAATTCTCTCAAAATTGGGTATTTTATTATGGATTGAGAGATAATCCATAAATGCTTGTTCATCTGACATTTGGTATCACCAAAAATTTTTGTATCACCAAATAGAAAACGATTACTTAAGGCACTCTAAACCATGAAAAACCTAAAAAGAGCATACTCAATTTTAGTGCCAAATTGCACTGTTTTGCATTCATGGGGTTGAATGCCTTATTCGTGAGTTCTTGTTTTCTAACTGAAAACAACGTGAGTTTTGGGTTTTTCCCCAAAACTTTGACAGAACAAATATGTTCTGTCCGTGTTGTTGTTTTCAAGGAGGTGATGAATATACGACACACACATTTTATTTATATATTTCGACAGTTCAGAAAAAAGCAAAATTGAAGAATACACAAACAAGAAACCGCTAAACTATAAAGTCCATATGTGTAAAGAAAATAAACAGACGGTCAAAAAACCGTTGCACCAATTTGCAAAAAAAAATCTAAAATGAAGAAAGAGAACGGGAGAATAAAGAAAAAGAGAGAATTGGGTTTTTAACAAAAAAAATGAACGACAAAAAAACAAAAATTATCCAATTAGAGAACCCGACACGAAAGAAAAAACCATACGGCTAAAAAACTAATTGACGAAAAGAAAAAAAGTTAAAATAAACAGATGACTAAACACAAAGCTAGACACGCTCTACTCTCTCTCTGTTGCATTTCTGGTCGGGTGTTCAACACTCTTACACAAGTCCAACTCATTAGTCGGTTGTTTAAGGCTCTCTAGCTGGGAAAAACTGAAAAACCTTTGGACAGAAAGGCAGATGGAAGTGGTCTCTCTGCGTTGGTCAGCTCTTTTTTTTCCCCCCGAGTGTCCCACAAGCTAGTTATAGGTATAGTCCTTTTTAAATTTTTCGCCTTGTTAACTTTTTAGTATACGAAACTTTTAAATAGAAGTTCAGTCCTTCTTTTATTAGTGGCGTTTTTATGGTTGACTGGGCAGTAATTGTCAACTTTTCTCTATGGGCAGTTCTATTACTTGTACTTATAGTTTTAAGAATTGTGCGTAACAGGGAGAGGTTGAAGGTTGATATAGATAAGTTACGAGATGGAAAATTTACTAGTGAGGATTTAGAGGCTTTTGCCGACCTGGTCTTTTTTGTACTGGGTTTGGTTTCAGAGATAGGTGGAACAAAGAATGTCAGAGAATTACTCGAGAAAATCGACGGAGAAAGACCTAAAGCAGAGTAACCTTTTGCTTTTGGACAATCTTCATTTGAGGCTTTGTGTAGTCGAGAAGAAGTTAGATAGTCTTAAAAGTGAGATAGATAGTTTAGCCAAGAATATGAAAAACAAGTGGTTAAGTCTTCTTGAGTCTGCATTCATAGCCTGCGCTCTAATAATTACAGCGGTGTTAGGTATATGAAGATAGGTAGTTGGGAGATTAATAAGGTAAAAGAACGTGAAAACATAATTTGTTTTACCAGTGGAGAACCTCTCTGGACTTTTACTTCTAAGGAACTTTCTTTACCCACTGAGTCCACTGCGGATAAAGGAGAAGTGGAAGAGATAGGTTTACCTAACTATTCGGCTATAGACTACCTGGCTGAATATGAACCGTTTATAGATAGTGCAACAAATGTTTTTGTAAGTAACATGGTTGGGATGGGTTACAGGATAAAAGGGGATAGTTCAGATAAGGTTGAAGAGTTAAATAACAAACTCAGAATGATAGACTTTGATGAACTCCTACCAGAGATAATAGCAGATTTGTATAAATATGGTAATGCTTATATTAATTTGGTCATTGAAGGAGGACAGATAAGTAAACTACAGCGTATACCTCCACACTATATAAAGGTTGCTAAAAAGAAGAAACCTTATTTTTATGAGTATGAAGCTAGTGCAGGAGAAAAGATAAAGATAGATTACGGAGATATTATACATTTTAAGTTAAGAGGAAAAAAGGATTATGCTTACGGAGATAGTGTTTTTAGTTCAGCTTTGGAACTATTAGAAGACTATGCACGGATGAATGAACAGTTCAGGATACTTATAGAGGACACAGTTGCACCCATCATGCACGCAAAGGTAGGAGGAGACGATATACTTACCCGTCCAAGTGAAGAAGCGTTAAAAAGTATAGGTGAAGATATAACAAAGGCTAAAAAGGCAGGAGTAGACCTTATAACTGAGAAGTTTGTGGAAATAGCTTATATACAACCAGATAGAGGACTAAATTTTCAACCTTTTATAGACTGGTTTAAGAATAAGTTACTTATGGCTGCGATGATACCAGAAACATATACAATGAACAGGAGTGGTGCGGCTGCAGGGGGAGACTCACTTAATCAGATAGAGAGTTTTAACACATGGATAAGGTATATACAACGCACACATGTTGAACCGAAGATAAACAACCATCTTATACCCATGATTTTAGGTCTAACGGTTTATAATAAGAAGGGAGAAAAAGAAGAGATAGATTATACAGATTTACCTAAATTCGAGTTTAATGAAACAATAGACTGGAAAATGAAAGAGATAAACTATTTACTAAAACAGTATAATGTAACTCTTACAGACGACGAGATAAGAAAAGAACTAGGAAGAGCGCCTTTCACCGAAGAACAGAGAAAACTTATAGAAAGAATGAAAGGAACAAAGAACACAGGGCAGGATTTTGGAAATGATAGACCCAATCTTAACACTGACACGGAAACAATTGCAGAAGACAAGACAGTACAGGTGGATAAGGGAGAAAAGAAGGAGTAGTAAAAATGGAAGAAGAAAAAATAGAAATAGATTTAGAAGAAGAGATAGATGAAGAGTTAAATAAACTTCTGTTTGAAAGTATATTAGATGAAGAGGGCAAACTAACTTTTACTGACCTATCACTGAAAACTTTACAAAAGGAAAACGATAAATACTACTTTGCAGGAACGCTTCTGGGTTATGAAGACAAGTTCGACAGACCAGTAAGGTTTATGAAGGGTGTACACGAAAACAAGTTAACAGAGTGGAAAGGGAAAAAGTTTTTACTTTGGCATAACGATAAAATGATACCTCTTGGAAAAATAGAGGAGACGTGGATGCAGGATGGAAATATAAAGTTTATTGCTTGGACAGATAACAAGGATGTTTATGAGGCAGTAAAGAAGAAGAAACTTGTAGAAGTAAGTGCTGGAATAAAACCCAAAAAGTTAGGTTATGACAAGGAAGAGAAAAAGTTTGTTATAAAGGACTATCAACCTTTGGAATTTTCTATGGTCAACTACCAGGGTTACGAACCAGCAAAGATAGAAGTGATAGGAACAGATAAGGAGAAGGTAAAAGAAGCAAGTGTAAAAGAGGAGTTTAGAAAATTGGAAGAAGAAAAAGAAAAACTCGAGAAAGAGTTGAAAATTCTGGCTTTTAAAAAGAAACACATAGATGCAAAAAATATAGATGAAATAGTTAAGCTTATGGGTGAATATGATATGAGTGAAGAAGACGCAGAAAAACTAATTATAGTAGAAGAAGAGCAAGAGGTAAATAAAGAAGAACCAGTGCTCGAAGAAAACCAAGAGTTACCTAGACGAACAGAACCCATAGTAAAAGAAGTGAAAGAAAAGACTAAAGAAGAAATCTTTAGAGAAACGTTAGAAGAAAGAGTAAATAACGTTTTTAGAAGGGGATATAAATAAAAAGGTGTAAAAAAATATGGCAACAGCAGGACAAATAGTTCACCACACAAATGAGTTCCAGACATATACTTCTGGGGCTGCAATAACAAAGGGAAACCTTGTAGCTTTAAATAATGCAGGAAGGGTAATAACTGCTACTGCTTCAACTAATAATGTTATAGGAGTAGCAAGAGAAACAGTTACGGCAGCAGGGCAAGAGTTACTAGTAGCCTCTGGTTACTTGGAAGTCTATCTTGTGGCTGGAGGAGCTGTAACAGCAGGAGCTATACTCGAGGCAGTAGATAATGGAAGAGTAGACGATACAACTGCAGGAGCATGTCAGAAGATAGGAGTGGCAATGGAAGCTGCTTCATCTGCAGGAGATGTGATAAAGTGTATAGTCAACTTACCTAAATTCGGAGCGTGATAAAAAATGGTTACATTTGACCCTTTAGCAGATACAAATTTAATAACTGAATATATAGACGCAAGAATAAAGAAGGAATTAGACCACATAGGCGTTTTTGCCCAATTCACCAGACCTACAAGTTTGGGTTCACAGTTGGGTACAGGACCAGCAGATTTTCTCTACACCCGTGCAGAGAAAACAGGAAGAGGTTTTACTATAACCAAAACTAGACCTGGTTCATTAACCCGTTACGGAGAAGACGCTTATCAAGCAACAACTGCTTCAGTAGATATATACACTGGAGGAGTAGAGTTACCTTTTGAACTAACAAAGGTTCAAAAGTGGGAAATACAAGAAGATATACTTGAAGACATGGTTCTTCTAGCTACAGATTACTATGAAAAGGCTCTAGGAACTTACCTTTACGACAACATTTCTGCAACTTCAGAAAGTGTAAGCGGTTCATTAACCTTTCCAATAGATATAATTACAGGAAGAAAAACAGTTTTAAGCCAACTTAAGAGACCAGCAGACACACTTATTATTGCTTCAAACTTGGAAGATAAACTCTTACAACTAGATCAGTTCATACATGCAGATAAGTTCGGAAATAACACTCCTTTGTTAGCTGGACAAATAGGTAGAATTTACGGAATGGATGTAGTTAGTACACCCTTACTTAACGCTGGAGAACTAGGAAATAGCAAACCTTCAAACGATGTAATGTTCTTCTTGAATAGACAAAGACCTACACTTAAGACAATGTATTGGGAGCCTCTATTCAGATTTGACCAATGGGAAGTAAAAGAAAGACATGTTTATACACATGAACTACGTGGATACTTCGACATCTACATCTGGGATAGTAATGCAGTAGCAAAAATGGAGATATAAGGTGATTTAACATGGCACAAAAAAGTGTAACATCAAACGGATACAATCTTGTATGGGTAGAACCTATTTTAATAGATAAAATAGGTTACTCTAAAACCGCTACAACCAAGATAGGAGCTTTACTTGCTTCTTCAAACGAGAGACTGTATATACGAGATATAGTAGTTGTTTCTCCAGACGCAACAGATACAAATAATATAGTTGTAGATTTCTATGTTAAGGCTAGTGACGCAGCAACAGAAGGGGCAACGACAACTACAACTGTAGCTATAGGCGACTGGATTGGAGGAACAAAATACGTTACAGCCAACGCTGGAGAAGTGCAAAAGATAAGTGTAGACTGGCTAGGAGACGCAGGAGAAGACCTGATAGCAGACATAACTGTGGCAGCAGGAACACCTACTCTAAAGTTCGCAGTTTATTATAAGAAGATTTCGTAGAGGGGGTTGAAGAGTGGCTACTTCTAACGCAACAGTAGATGATGTAAGAGTAGCCTTAAAACCCTTTACTACTGATTTAAGTGATAGTGAGATAGAGTTCCATATAGAACAAGCTACACAGATAGTAAATGGTAAAATAGGTAAGGATTATACTCTTTCTAATGAACCTACAGCAGTAAAACATGCTATTATACTCTATGCTGTCTATCTTATAATTTCAAACGTTTTCTTTGATGAAACACTTACTACTGTTTCTTGGCGTTTTAATGATATAGAGATAGAACATGCACAAAACGCTTTTGCTATACGAGACTTTGCACTCAAAAAACTCGAACTTGCAGATGTGATAATAAGTGGTTTAGGTTCGACTTATACAAGTGTTATAAGTTACAAGACCTGGGAAACTAAACAGGCAGGTAGACCAGAAGATTATTACTATGAAGAGGAGAGTGTAAATACTGAGTAGTAGACTTACACGTATGAGAGAAGATGTGCAAGAGATAATAGATGAATTTGGAAAAGAGTATACTACAGTTTCTTTTACTGTAAGTAGTGAAGGAGTATGGGGGAAAGAAAAAACAGAGTCTACCTCTACAGAAAAAATGCTTATAATAAATAAGATAGAAGGAGAAGAATTACTTAAGGAGGGGCAGAAAAAAGTTGCTTACTACATTATACTTGCTAACTATAATTGCTCTCTGGAAATTGGGGACAAGATTGTTATTAATAATGAAAATACATGGATTAGGGCTATTCAGCACCTTGAAGCTCAAGGTGGTGTCTTTGGTAAACGGATTACGGCTATGAGTGAAGAGTGGAAATGAGTTTCTATAAATTACAAGGAAGAAAATATTTACCCAATATAGGTAAATTTTTTCGTAAAATGGGTGCAAATGTTTTCAGGTTTATGCCTGGAGAACTAAAAGACCTATCTAAAATTCTACTTGAGAATGTTAGAAAATACGTGCCAAAAGATACAGGAACGTTATCTAGCTCACTTGTGGCAGAAGCAAATATAAACTCTATACAGGTAGTAGCCTTAAGTTCTATACAGTTATCTTCTCAATATATGAAGGAATATGCACAGTTTGTAGAAGCAGGAGTGTTCGGTAAGGATGTAAGTAGACTTGTACCTACTCCTGAGTTTGGTGGACCTAGTGTTGTTCGTTCTCCAGAAGATATAAACTATGATTTATTAAACATGTTACAAGCAACAAGATTAGCACATGAAACTTTACACGGTTACGCACAGTTTATGAGAGCAGGAATATATGATACCTTTCCTATACTTCTTAAGTATTTAAGTAAATTGATTAGTGATAAAGTAAAAAGGGAGTATAGAGCTATAAAATGAGTAGTCAAACAAACAGAAATATTATATTGGATATAAAAAATGTTTATAAACCTATGATACAGTCTATAATGGAAATGCTAGTAACGAGACTAAATGCAGATTTACAAAAGGCTAACTACAGACCACATTGGACAGAGAAAAGTACAGATAATAAGGTAGAGTGTTCTATAAAGATAATGTTAAGTAACATGTATCCACAGGGAATAGGAGAAAATAGTAAATATATAAATGAAGGGTGGATATATTTCGATTTTGGAACAAATGAAGATAAGGCTGCGTTATATGTAGCACAGGCTATAGATGAACTAATAGACTGGGTAGCAACAAAATATGAAAAGGGAGTAGGTTATACTTACGAGGGAGTAAGTATAAGAGACCTTAAAATTGTTCCTTTTCAAGGGTATAGTCAACCACAGGAACTTTTCTTTCATGATATGATAATGGCTAGTTTTAGGTGGGAAAGAGAATGACAATCTATGGAGGAAAAAACGCTAAACTCTACTTTGGAGAGTATGAGATAGATTATATAACAAGTTTAACCTTTAAAGAACAGAAAAGAAACTATGTAGAAAAAGATTATAAAGGAAAAATATATAGATACGCTCTTAAACCAGATATAACTGGACAGATAGATAGTTGGGATGTAGGTTTACAGACTATTCTAAATTTTTTTAAATATAGAGAGATAAATTCTGATAACAAACTTGTAGCTAAATATCCTGAAAATAATAGTTTTAGTATAGGTTTTCCGCTTGTAGAAAAAAGTAATACTTATTTACCTGTTTATAATGGACAAAGTAGAACTATGAACTTGGATTTACCTTCAGAGGCAGTAAGTGGAAACGAAGGAATAACCTTTAAAAAAATAGCTGTATATATAGATGGTATAGGAACACCAAACAATGCAACATATACACTTAGTCTATACGAGGATACAACCTTAAGAGATAGTGATACATGGCTCTGGAGTGTGAATGAGGCAAAATGGGTAGTTTTAGAAAATATAGATTATACTACTTCTAACTATTCTAATTTTAAACTAACTATCTCTACTTCAGACGCAGGAACAGCAGAAAATAACTGTCAGAGAATTTATGCTTATGATTTGGGAACATATACTTATCCTTATATTTCAGATAATGTTGTTTGGTGTAGTAATATAATTATTAGAAATTGGCAAAGTAATAAACAGAGTTTTAATCTAAAGGTTGAAATAGAAAACGGTTATACGGCTTATCTTTATGGAGTAGTTTTTGGCTCGTTAGAGAAAAACTATTCTGCAGGAGGAATAGATGGAGAAAGTATACCTTTTACCGCAGAAAGAATAGAATGGGTAAAGGAATAAAGAAGGAAAAATTTAAATAATAAAAAAGGAGTATGTTTGTTAATGACAGACCTAATAAGGGTAGTAACAACAAAAGATTTAAAACTTATAGTTGCTGGAAGGACTATAGCTAGTCTTTCAGAGTTGACAATTAGTGGAGAAAGCGGTCTGGCAGATGTAAGTGTGTTAAGTGAAAACCATAAAAGGTGGCAAAGAACAAAAAGAAGTTTTAGTGGTTCTATGGACTACAGAATGGAAGATATGGGTGCAATAGGTTTAGTTTTCGGAGACTATGAAGTCGACCCTACAAAAACAGAAGTTATAAACATGTCTCCCAACCTAGCCTCTGTAGATATAAAGCATATACAGGGAGATAAAACTAACTCTCAGGCTCTAACTACTGGACAAAAACTTGCTTTTAAGTTTAGAGCTGCAGGAGGAACATTAAGTTCTGTAAGTATCTATAATAGTGGAGGAACAGATACAAGTGTAACAGTGAGTGTACAGGCAGATAATAGCGGTATACCTAGCGGTTCGGCTCTAGCTAGTGGAACAATAGATTGTTCAGGTGTAGGTTGGAAAAATGTAGACCTTTCTTCTGCTTCTTTGACTATGGATGACTGGTACTGGATAGTTATAGAAAACTGTGATGACGCAAGTTTTGCTTATGCTTCTACTGATATATACACTGACTGGGGTTGGAAGATAGATACAGGGACAGGATGGGGAACACTTAACTCTAATGATATGGCTTTTCAGCTTCTTTTCACAGATAACACTACTTATATACACGTCGAGTTAACAGATGGGACAACAACTCATATAATAAAAGGAACAATGGCTACAGCAAAATATTCATTAACCATTAATCCTGAAGACCCTCTTACAGGTTCTTTAGATTTTGTAGCCAAAGAATTAACCTTTAGTGAGGTATAAAAAATGACAACTTATGTAGGAAAAGATGTAGATATATTTCTTGGGGCAAATCAAGTTCTTTACGCCCAAGAATTAAGTTTTGAAATAGATAATGGACAATTAGAAGTGAGAGAAATTTCTAGCGATACGGTAAAAGAGTTTGTTTGGACAAAGATAGCAATTAGTGGTTCTCTTAAGATTAGACCACAAAGTTCAGGTAACTTTTCTTTAAGCTCTCTTTACAACCTTGTTTTACCTAGCGATGGTTTACCTACTAGCCAACCAACAGATGATATACAACTAAAATTTGGTTCTACTCCAGATTTTATTCTTACTCTTTCAGATGTTTCCTGGGGACAAATTTCTTGTTCTATAGGTATAGAGGAACCTGTGGAGTTTGAAATGCCTTTTGTGGCTAAAGCTTCAACATTAACATAGGGTGAAAAAAGATGACTACTTATACGGGAAAGGATGTTACATTCAAGATTGCTGGTTCAACGGTAGGTTATACACAGGAAGTTAGTTTTGAGATAGCTAATGGACAACTGGAGATAAAAGAGATAGGACTTGAGACTATAAAAGAGTTTGCCTGGACACAGATAAACGCAAGTGGAAGTTTTAGTATAATACACACAACCTACGATATTATAAACGACGTTCTTACTTATGGAACAACCAAAAACCTTTCCCTTGAGTTTGGTTCTGTGCCAGATTACACACTTACTTTTAATAATGTAAAGTATGAAAGTTTTGAGATAAGTTTCTCTCTGGAAGAACCAGTAAAGTCAGAAATGAGTTGGAAAGCAGAAACTGTTCAATTAACATAGGAATGAAAAAAATGGCTAAAGAAAAAGTTTATCTAACTGTAGAAGATTTAGAAAATGAGATAGCAGAGTTTATAGATATTAAACTTTCAGATGGTAAATATGTTATGTTACGCAAACTTACAGCCGAAGAGGCTGGAGCTATAAAACGTAAATGTACACTTGTTAAACGGGATAAGGCTGGAAATATTGTTTCCCGCACACTTGATGAAGATATGTATCAACTTGAAACTCTGGCTAAAGCGCTTGTCAAACCCAAACTTACTAAAGAACAAATAAAGAAAATGTTTGATATGCGACTTAACGAGATTTTCTACAAGTATAGTGACGCTATAGGTTTATTTAAACTAACAGAAAATTTAGGTCTTATGCCGAGGGTGAGTTAAGAGATTATATCTTAATAATGAAACACACCCAAGGAGGCTTTACTTACCAGGACCTTAAAAAGATGGATATAGGAGAATATAACGCTCTTATTTATGCTATTAATAAGTTAGCTGAAGAAGAAGAAGAAGAAGCTAAAAAAACAGAAAAAGAAATGGAAAGAAAATATAGAGGAATAAGAAGATGAGCGCACGTAACATGTTCTTTGGCGGGTTCGGGATACGTATAGATATTCTTAATAAGGGAGCTCTTTTTGCCTTTCGTCAACTTACTGGCGCAGCTCTGAGTGCAGCCTATGCAGTAAATGAAGTTATATCTACATTTATAAAATTTGAAGCCGCCATGGCTGACCTTTCCCGTCTTGTAGTTATATCTACTGGAGATGTTGAAGGTTTAGAAGAAACAATGACTGGTTTAGGTAATAGTATACTTAAGATGAGTAATGAGAGCGTTTACTCTTTTAATGAGATAGCTGACGCATTAGGTTATCTTATGCGTGCAGGATATACTTCTACAGGTGCTATAGACCAGCTTTCTCAGTCTATTCTTCTTGCTACAGCCGTAGGTATGGAACTTAATGACGCTACACGGACTATGGTCAGATTACAGAACATGTTTTCATATGCTGGGCAAGATGTAAAAAATGTTGCCGACGCTCTGACTAAAAGTGAACAACTTTTTGCCATGACAACTGAAGATATGAACACAGCCTTAAGTATGGTAGGTGCTACTGCTGCAGAAGCAGGTCTTTCTCTTGGTCAACTATCTGCAGCTATAGGTATACTTTATTCTGCAGGTATAAATGCTTCTACTGCTGGAACTATATTACGTAAGGCTTTAAGTTCTGTTCTTGATATAACTCCAGGAACAGAGGAGGCTATAACTTCTCTTGGTATAAATATGGATTATTTCTCTTCGCTTATACCTTTAGATAGATTAAGATTACTTGCTCAATATATTCTGGCTATAGAAGACCCTAGTCAGAGGTTAGCAGTTGCTTTTGACATTTTTGGTGTTAGGGGAGTAAACATTCTTCCTGTTCTTGAAGCACTTAATGGAAGCTTTGATGAACTAGCCAATTCTATAGACACGGCTAGTGGAATAGCTGAACAGGCAGCTACAGCTTTTGAAGAAACTCTTTATGGTAAACTTGTTTTACTTGGTCAAAGTCTGGAAAACCTTATGGTCAAAATAGGTGAATATTCTTTCAGTTCTCTTCCACAAGCTATAACTATTACAGGACTATTTTCTACCGCTGTTTATGCACTTATTACAGCTAAAAACTTTCTTATAACTACAAGTATACGAGAAATAACTATAACTGGTATACTTAATACCTTAAAAACGTATAGTATGCGTTTATCTATAATGAATACAATAGCTAATATACGAGAAAAACTATCTGTTTTTTGGGTTGTTGTAGCAAAAATATTACTTGGTAAGGTGAGTATAAGAAATATTAAGACACGTATAAAGGAAGGAATAGTTTCCACATTAACTACTATAAAAAACTTTATATTAGCTAGTAGTTATGGAGTTTTAACTGTAACTATACGTATAGCTACAGTAGCTACAAAAACTTTTATGAAGGCTCTAGGACCAATAGGTCTGGCTCTAACAATTCTTGGTTCTATTATCTATGCAGTAAAAGACCAGTTTGGAGGTTTTGGTGGAGTAATGGAAGGATTAAAGGCAATAATGAAACCTTTTGTAGACCTTTTTAAAATGTTGGCAGATGTAATAAACGTTTTTGCTCAAGCACTTGCTCCTATAACTGGGTTCTTTCTTAAATATCTTGTTTTCTGGATAAAGATGGCTCTTGCACCCTTTAGAATGTTAGCCATAGTATTTAAGATTTTACTTATACCTGTCAAGTTTTTTGGTAAAGTAATGGGGACTATAATTAATAATATAAAAGAGGCTATAGTTTCTTCAGGTTTATGGCAGAAAGCTATGGAATTACTTGGACAGGTAATGGATTTTGTATGGAAAGTAGTTGCTGGGGTGTTTAATCTTTTTATCAAATTGGTTAATCTTATAATTAAATTTCTTAAAAAGGTAGGTTTGCTTAAAGACGACGTTCAAGAAATACAGGAGATGACCGCAGAAGAAGCAAAGACAGAGTTTGAAGGAACAACTGAAACAGAAGAAGATAAAGGTGGAACAGGAACAGATAATGAGGATATAAATACAGGTGACTATGGTGGAGAGGGTTCTACTCTTCCTCCTGCAGGAACAAGTGAATTTCCTACTCCTACTTCTACAACCACTACTAGTTCTACTGGTGGAACAACGGGAGGAGGAATGGGAGAAGGAGCAGTAAATGTTTATATATATATAACTCCAGAGTTTGATGAGATGATGGACTCAGAGGGTTTTGGAGAAATGGTAGGTAAAACTGTTGCTCTGGAAATAAAAAGAACAAGAGGTAGTTATATATGACTTTAGAAATTTATGTAAGTGATAGTGAGCCTACTGACAGTCAGACAGGAATTTATCTTAAGAACACTGTTGTTCTTGACTGTTCTTCTGCTCATACATATATTAATCGTAACGCTACTGCCTGGACAGGTAAACCTCTTTCTCGTTGGATAGGGGTTAAAAATCCTCAACTTAAATTTACTCTTCTTATAGAAGAAAAGGCTGAAACAGGTTTAGATAGTTCTTCTTTGGGATTAGTAGATTTAGATGTTCTATATCAAGCTGCCGAAGGGGTGAGTGGTTCAGAAAAGGGTTTAAGGGTCTGGATAAGAGATACAGAAGGCAGTTATCTTATTCGACATTGGAAGGGTGGAAGAATAAAAAATATAAACGTTAAACACGTTCCCAACTTTGCTAATGTTATAGGTTCTACACTTTATAAGGTTACTTTTACTTTTGAGACCTTTTACACTTCTAGTTCTCATCATGATTTAGTGAGGTTTTAAAAAATGAATTGTGCAAATTGTTTAAAATTTATTAATGAAGAAAATTCAAAAGAGATTTTTGGTAAGAAGGTTTGTTTAGAATGTTTTGCTACACTTCTAGGCAAATTAATTAATCCATGTCGTTGTAGTCAACCTTATACTTTCACATGGGAAGATACATTTACAAGTAGTTTAATTGATGGATATGCCAATTTATAGATGTTCAAATGGTAAATATAAAATAGGTAAAAAAGGTAAATGTAAATATACTAGTAAAGAAAAGGCTGAGCGGGCATGGAAAAAGTTTATAGAAAATGAAGGTGGTTGGGGTTGGAAAAAAAGTGGATAAGTAAGGCTATAAAGAAGCCAGGTGCTTTAAGGGAGTATGTAAAGCGTAAATATGGTAAAAAGGGTTTTGATAAGGATGGAAAAATAAAGTATTCTGTTCTTCTTCAATTAAGGAAAAGTAAAAATCAAACTATACGTAAAAGGGCTAATCTTGCCTTACTTTTAAGAAAAATGAATAAATAGGTTAAATAAATATGGCTGCTTATCTTCGTCAGGATACATATCGTTGGGGTAATAACAGTAGTGTTTCTAGCCGTAGCTGGAAAGCGGCTATAAATACTGCTATAGATACTGTTAAAGGTTCTCTTTATATTCTTCGTTTTCATATACGTAATACAGGTGACGCTTTACCTTCTGGACAATGGACACTTTGGTGTAGTCGTAATGGAGGGGCATATTTCCAAGTAACAGATAGTTCCTCTTATGTTCTTCTTACTAATAGTTCTTATGTTACCGATGGTGGAAGTATATCTACTTCTTACTGGATAAGTAATTTTGGTGAAGATATTCAACATACTGGTGACCAAATAGTTGAAGCCGCAGGAGATAATTATGCCTCTACAACTCTTGGTGGACCTGGTTTTCCAGATGACCAGACTGGTGAAACAGAGGTAGAGTATGTTGTTTATTTAAGTAGTAATCTTGCTGACGGAGACTATCTTAATTTTAGAGTTAGAAATGGTTCTAGTACCTTTAATTATTATGCTAATACTGCTAGAGCTAATATAGTTGAGTTTGACGACCCTGTTTTTACTGACACTCCAGATAATACATTTGCTAAACTTGGTGGTTCTCTTTCTTTAAGCTGGACAGCCACAGACGCTAATCCTGATAATTATATCATAAAACGTGATACAACACAAATAGATAGTGGAACTTGGTCTAGCGGTTCGCCTATAAACTATAACGGTACAGCTCCAACTACCGCTGGAACATATACCTATTCTTGTACTGTATATGATGATTTTGATAATAGTGCATATGATAGTGCTCTTGTTTATGTAAGAGAAATAAAAATTAATCAAACAGACTTCCGTTTTGCTAAAGACAGTGATTTACATAATCGTTCATCTGATGACTGGTTAGCAGAAAAAAACACTAATATAACCCTTAAAAACGGTGAAACTGTTCGTATTCGTTTTCATATAAAAGTAAACAACGCTTATCTTACTAATGCTTGGACTATGTATATGTCTAAAGACGGTGGTTCTTGGACACAAGTAACAACCACATCTAATGATTTTAGGTCAGATGTTAATGGAACAGGTGACGCTGATGGAGATAGTATAGCTAATACTTATTGGATAGCTAGTGACGCTAGTTATGTAGATGTTACTGGTGAATATAATGAGAATGGTAATGTTTGTAACGTTGATGTTACTGGTTGGAGTAGTAAAGAAACTGAACTTGAATGGTGTGTAAGGGCATATAACGCTACACCTAAGTCTGATTATAGATTTAAATTAGTAAATACTGATACTAATTCATATAATTATATTGTTTATCCCACTATAACTATTTTTGAAGAAGATGACCCTGTTATAACCTCTTCTCCTAACGATATAACCATGTCTACCTGGGAAAGTAAAACTCTTTCCTGGACAGCTACAGATGAAAATCCTGATAATTATGTTATTAAAAGGGGCACTACTCAAGTTGCCAGTGGGTCTTGGTCTAGTGGAACACCAGTTACTTATGAAATTGAAGAAGACTCTCTTTCCGAAGGCACTTATACTTACACTATTACTTTCTATGACGAAAACGTCGGTGAAACGAGTGATAGTGTAAATGTAACCGTTTGGGATAGTAAAATAGATAATACAGATTACCGTTTTTCTAACGACAGTCTTATCTCTACAAGAACTGAAGATGATTGGCTTGCTGCAATTAATACACCTATTTATATTGAACCTGGTGATGAATTTAGATTAAGACTTCATCATAAGGCTTATAAAGCAAATTTTTCTAATCCTGGATATTTTTATTTTGCTTATTCCACTGATAACACATTTTGGACACATAATGCTTTAACACGCACATCTACAGAGTTACAACAGGGGGTAAGTTCTACATCTGATTATGACGGAATGTCAATAGTTAATAGTTATTGGATAACAAGTGACGGTAGTTATACAGATGTAAATGGTGAATATCAGGAAGGAACAGCAAATGATTATCTTAATAATTTGACTATGACTGGTTTTACTGAACAAGAAACAGAAACAGAGGTTTACATTAAAACTCCAGGAGTTAGTAGAGGAGAAACTTGGTATGTATCACTTATTTATTATAGTAAAAACTATATGACGTTTACTAATCCAGCAGTTATTTATGTTAATAAAAAATCCACACAAGATAGAAATGTAAGTGTAAATATAGAAAGAAAAGCAGTTTCATATAATGTTTTCACATCTGTTGATGTTGAAAGATTTACAACAATTGATAGGTCAATTATAAATGATATAGAACAAAAACTTTATTCAGATAAAAACCTTTCTTCTGAGATAATAGCAAATGCTATGGTTGATATAGATGTTTTCACAAATGTAGAACTTTTTAGTAAACATAATATTTCTTTAGTTACTAATATAGAAAGAATATTAAAAGAAGATAAACAGTTAATAACTAATATAGAAAGGTTTTTTTCTACAGATAGAAATGTAGATTTTACTATTGAACAACAGATAAAAACAGATAGAAATATATCTACAAATATAGAAGTAGACGAGTTTTCTGATAGACAAGTAGGCATGATTATAGGTGCACATGCACGAGTGGATAGAAGTGTAGGATTAGAAATAGAACAAAGAAGTAAAAGTGATAGAGAAGTTTCGGTAGATGTAATCTTTACAGGTTCAGTAGACCGTTCTCTTTTTATTGAGGTAGAACAAAGTTTTTATTCTAATATAAATACAAGTGTAAATGTTCAATCATATAACAAATCTGATAAAAACGTTTCTGTTTCTATATCTCATGAAGTTTTAGATTTAGCTTATTATGATGAAACTAACAGCCGATGGACAGATGGTTCATATGATAGTACGAGGATTAGAATAATAGATAAGGTTATAAAACTTAAAAAAGATGAAGGACTTAACAAACTTTCTACTCTTAAATTTACCATCTTTGATTATGACACTAATTGGGATATAAAGGAGGGAACAATTGTTGCCCTTGGAACAGATTTTACCTGGAGCGGTACACCAGGAGCAAGTTCATCCAGTTTCGTTAAATTGCTTTTTGAAGGTCAAGTAACTAAAGTAACTAAAAAGAACTGTACCTATGATGGTAAATATGATTTAGACGTAGAGGCTGTGCATATAGTTAATACTTTAGCTAATAAGTATGCTTATTGGCTTATTTCTTCTTTAAGAGTTACTCAGGGAGGAAAAGAAGAACTTTGTACGTCTGATTATCACGTAGACCAGCTTTTAGATAAGGTTATTTATTATGATGAAAACGGTTCTTCTGCTTCTATAAACAGAAATTTAGTTACAGATGGTAATTTTATTTTACACAAAGAATATGTAGATAAAAACCTTTTGGAAATACTTCTCGATTTATGTAGTAACTCTTCTAATGTATATTATTGTAAAGGGACAACTTTCGTTTTTAAACCTAAAAAACCTATTCTTACTTCTATGTATTTCGACTATTTAACCAGTCAACAGAATTGGCGTTATCTAGCTTACGACTCAACTTTTAAACTTAAAAGCAATGAAGCACTTATAGCTAACTCTTATGATATTTCTTCTGGAGAGACTATGGGTAATGATGTTTATACACATATACGTAATTATTCACCTTATAGTAGAAAACTTTATGGTAATGGTTTATTCCTTGGTAAGCTTGTTGACGACGCAACATATCAAACATTTGTATATTCAATGATTGACGCACGTACAATAAACACATACTTTCCATATACAGATAAGACTCTAACTGGTTTAAGCACTTCAGATATAAAATTTGAATATCCGTTAAATAGATATGGTAGTTCAGAAGAAGGTATAGATATGTCTTCTAATAATGTTTATATGTTAGGTCTTAAACAGACAGTATCAAGTGGTAATCCAGTTATAGAAATCGGAACAATTTATCCTTCCAGAACTTTTCAACCTGTAAATATAGAAAAAAACCTTTCTGGTGGTGGAACAGATAATATTTATAGAACTGGTTTTGAAATACCTGTTTACTCGTGGATAGCCGACCAGATAAGGTTCTTTCATCCTTCTATTCCTACAAGATATATTTTCTGGAATGATGGTACACAATGCGATGAATGGATACAAATGGGGTGGAATTATGAAATTGAGAAATACTGTCTTTCTTGTATGGGGATGGTTGGACTATATGATTGGTCTACACCTGGTTGGGAAAGAATTTTTCTTGCGTTTAAGGATTTCTGTTATTTACAAGACTTCAGTTCTGACTTACCTAATCTTACTCCTGGTATTTCTGATGATATAAGTAAAATTCAATGGAGAAACGAGACAGATGAATGGGAAGTAGAATTAGGTTTTACACATAGTATTATAGAAGATATTGGTTTACCTAGCGCAAGTATTTCTATTCGTGCTGGTTTCGACCACAGTGGAAATGGTTTTAAGGACTGTGTAGAAATAAAACTATCTGGTGATGGAACATCTGATTTAAGTGGTATTTTTAATAAATATACTAATAACACAAAAACAACTTTACAAACATATACTTTTAGTACTTCTTTAGATACTATTAAGCTTGTTTTTAATAAGGCTGGTTCTGAGTGGAAGGGTGCAATATATATTTATAATAGTTTCTATGATGATTGGCGTATAGTAAATGACTGGGTTACTTTTACTGGTGTTTCTTCTGGTCATAGTATGACTATGGTAATAGAAGACTGGGTAAATACAACTGGTATAAATGGTGTTACTATAAGAGAAAGGTTAGGAACTAACTATGATTTAGATGATGATAAGATAACTAAAGTTGTTTATAATGCTAAAAATGTTCCTGCACAGGTAGTGGTTATAGGAGAGAAAAATCCTGAAGGAGGAGTAAAAATTCCTTATGGTAAATATCCTGAAGAACCTTCAGATACAGGAACATATATAATGGTAAAAAGGCTTAAGGTCTATTCTGATAACGCTGCTACTGTAGCAGCAAGGTATCTTTATGAAAATGAGTTAGTAGAAAATGTTAAGGTTACACTTATAGAAGATAATGTATTCAACTTTGAAAACTACTATCCTAATATGCATATTGTTCTTAAGGATACAGATTACTATATTAATAACATAATTTTTGATTATATTACCAGAACTATAACCTTTTCTGCTGGAGGAGAAGAGAAGGGTTTCTATGACTATCTTTCTGTTTTAGCCAAAGAGGCTGAAGATAAAAAAGAACAGGAACTGCTTAATGCTCCTATAATGGTTAAATTTGAAATGGATAGTTCGTTCTCTGGTGCAGACATGATTAATAACCCTCCTGATAGTAAGGATGATACAGGAGGAAGGTTTTTTACACAGGACGATGTTCCTACGGGGGTATAAAAATGGCTAATACAACAACTTATCAACTTATGAAATATACAAAAAGTATAACTTTTTATTTTAAACCTATTTATCCTAGTTATTCTTTAAGTAAAATAGAATGGATTATAGAATATAAACTTGACTGGACTGGAGATAATAGTGTAACTCATTACGATATGGGAGCTATAAAATATATGATTTATAATAATAATACTACTTCTTGGGAAGAATGTTCGCCTGATTTTCATTTCTTCCATAAAAATAGAGACAGTGGAGATAATGTAGAGTATATAGGTTCTTTGACCACACAGGCTTTTTACTGGTCAACAACTACTAATCCTAGTTATTATATAGATAGTGATGGTATAGTTAAGGTTAGAATAAGTTTTAACACTTCTAAAAATCAAGAACTTAATAATACTTATGTTAAGGCTAATACTAATCTCATAACCTACTTTAACGCTGTCGTCTTATCTTAAAAAGTCTGATAATTTAGTATTTTTTTCTATATTATAAATCCTTTCTATATAAGCATTAAAGAACTGTATACTTTCTTTTTTCGTTTTTGCAGAACGATTAGGTAATTTACGTGTTACTGGTCTACTCCATTTAGCACTATCAAAACTATTTATACCTATTTTTCTCATACTATTTAAGTGCCATATACTAGCTCCCCAGACATGTATAAAGTGGTTAGGAAAACTTCTTTTTATTTCTCTCATAACATAATTCATATATTCTTTTTCTTTTAATGAACCCATAATTCTACACAATCCTCCTAAACCCAAAAATTTTGAAGGAGGTTCTGGATACATGTTTATTTCATCCTTTATTATACTATGGTTCATTATTTCACTAAACTGTATAGTAAATATACAATTTTTTGTTTTTGCTTCTTTAAACTTTAACCAATTTTTTATAGTTAACTCTATATTATTGTAATCTATTTTCTTGTTAAACTCAAAATTTATAGGTGGATAGTCTGGTACAGCCACATACTCTTTTTCTGTTAATTCAAATGAAAGACAGAACATCCCTCTTTCTAACTTTTCAGGATATCTATGTTCTTTATTTTTTACAAGATAAGTATATACACCTAAATCTATTATTAGATAATCATAAGGTTTTGTTTCTTTATCCATATATTTATCATAGGTTCTTAACCTGTAAGGATAGTAATCTAAAGGTGCGTCGGCAAAGAACAGTATATCTTTAAACTTTTTTTCATAAATCATTTTTTTCACCATAATGTGTATATATCTACCCATATATATGTCGTAGACACTTCCACAATTACCAATTATAGATAATTATATGTTCAATATTAAGATTGTTCCATCTTCTAAATAAACACTTATATATTTAATATTCTTTTTATTAGAAAATTTTTTCTTAATAAAAGAAGGTATATCTTCTATTTCTTCGTTAAATGAGAAAAACTCCTTTGAAAGACGATTAGTATAAGTAATTAGACCTTGAATATACATTTTTTTCACCTCAATAAATAAACGACAACAAGCGAAAAAGACTTCCCATGATAAATCACATTTGAAAAAAGTTTTTCGCTCGACGTCGTGCATTTAAACAAGCCTCTCTATTATTATTCTTTTACGCTTCTTACCAAGGAAGATTACATTACATCCTGTTTCTACTGGGTTATAACCATACCTTTCTCCATATGAACCGAAATACTCTACAAACGCACCAGTCATAACGAAATAAGAAGTAGATATCTCCTTTTCTCCAACAAGATAGTTGGCAGTTGTCCACTCCGTGTCATGAAGGTGACCCATAAGATAAAGGTCGGCTATAGCAAGGTTGTGTAAAGAAAGAAGTTTGTTAATTTTATAACCCTTACGTGTAGAAAAGAATATTCCCCTTGTTGAACCATGTGTAGCAAAAACAGAGTATTTACAAACACCAGCATTGATATTAAAAAAAGTTTGTGAACCTAATCCTCTTTTTTCTAAACCTAACATTTCTTCCATCTGAATAATAGGGTCATAACCTGTTTTATACTCTATAGACCTTATCTCATGATTACCATAGAGAAGACCAAGACAGTTATCCTTTATAGGTTTTAAAAGATTAACTATATTTATAACCTGTTCTTGTGGGGTCATGGTAACGTTTTTCATGTCAAAATATCTGTGTATAGGAGGAGTGTTATCTATTAAGTCTCCCATACCTATCCATTTAGCATTGTTCTCCTTTATAAACTCTATAACCTTCTGAACCTTAACCATATTTACTGTTCCATAACCTAGATGTATATCTCCAAGGGGAACAATTATCTCGTATTTATCAAAATCCTTTTTTAACAATTTATCACTCTCATTTAAATGGTTTCTTCTTCTCCAAGAACCCATCTTAAAGTTTTTTCTATAAATAACTTTATTAGTATAGTATTATTTTTTACCTTCATTCTATACATTTCTCTCAATTTTTCTCTTATCTCTTTTTCACTTCGCATACTATTTCACTTTTTTTCTTTCTTTCTCCATCTCTTCCTTCTTCTCTGCCCAAGTTTTACGCCTACGAGAACGAGAAGTAATAGTCCGACTGACAGGACGATAAGAAGAAAAATCTTTTCTACCTATATCCTTAATAGAAGTTTTACTGGTATAACTCTGTGGTTTATAAACTCCGCCTATAAGTTCTTTACATGAAGTAGCAAGAACAAAAGCGTCTACCCAATCGTCAAAACCTACATGTTCCTTACTAAACGAAAGATATACTCCGTTCATAGATTTTGTTGCAGATATACCTATCATCTGTTCTCTCCATTTAGGATTAGGCGGACATTCAAGATAACCTGCCTGAAGCATGGTTTTGGCGTGCATATAAAGATGATGTTTACCTTGAAGGTTCATACTTACTCCCTCAACAGGAGAAAGAGGCAAACCATATTTGTTAGCCAGAATAGTGTTTTGTGCTCTACCAGCAAGGTCAGCCTTAATAATGGTAGGTTTGATAATTGTGGAAAGATAAACTATTCTATCTACCTGCTCATCATACTCTGTATTTCTTATCTCTTCAGCAAATTTAAATCTTAATCTGTTACCCATATCTTCCCAAACCCATATAACTGTACTATCTCTTACAGCTCCCCAGTCTATACCCCAATAGAGCGGTCGGTAAGAAGGAGTAAGTTCACCAAAAGGTCTTAAATCAAAATTTATGCTTTTATCTACCCACTCTGGAGTGTAAAAGGAGTTAGCTACATAGAGAAACTCTGCTCCATACTCTTGTCTCCACATAAGAAGGTCACAATTGGGTTCAAGAAGTTCGTCTATAACTCCTTTATAGTTAACATATGGAGAGTCTAGACTGTGCCAACGAAGAGAAAGCATACTATCCTTTTCCTGTGCAAGGAAGAAACGAGAAGCAAAGTAGTTGTTCATACCCTCTGGAGTAGAAGTAAGAACCATACCTATATTATACTCTTTTTTTGTTCCATCTTCAAGTGTAACTACTCCACGTTGATTAAGTAAAGGACGTATAGCAGAAAAAACTCTGTTATCCTTTATAAGAACTGTTTCATCCATAAAAATCTTAAGAGGGTTAGTATAACCTTTTACTTGTTCATATCTTGAAGTGGGTATAGAATAAATAGTGGTGTTTATAGGACCAAACTCTATACTCATCTTTGAGTCATTAGTAATATAGTTCTTTATGTTTTTAGTATAGTTCAATCTAGACTTTATTTCACTCATTATAACATCTACAGCGTGTTCTCTTCTATGAGAACAGACTATAACTCCCATAGGAGAACGAGGGGGATTAAAAAAAGAAAAGTTGTTCCAGGCAAGAAAGGTTGTAGCAGCAAAATAACTCATGGTTTTTCCGCTTCTTCTACCTGCAACTATAACTACTTCACGTATGTCAGGATTGACCATAGCCTTTATTCCATCCAACTGACCAAAACCGTAAAGAGGATAATAAATATTTGTATCTATCTTATTTTTTTTCATATATTTAAGTATCTTTTCTCTCCTTTTTTTATCAAACTTCCAAGGTTCAAAATCTAACTCATATTTACACCAATACTCTACATTATTAGCTATAAGAGGACAAAGTTCTTTATAGAAATCCAGTTCTTCGTCTTCTTCTTTGGGATTATATACTTCCCAGTTCCAAGGAGGAAAATCTTCGTTCATCTATTCACCCGATAAATAATTCATAAGATTGTTTCTTTGTTCTTTAAGTTTATACTCTTTTTCAACTATATATTTTATTGTTTTTCTGGTATTTAAATTTATCTCAAAACCTATAAACCTTCTGTTATGTGCAAGGCAAACAGCAGGTGTAGTCCCATTACCAACAAAACAATCAAGAACTAAATCTCCTTCATTAGAACTGGTTAGAACACATCTACGAACAAGTTCGTGAGGAAGTTTAGTAGCGTTGGGTATATACTCTTTTTTACGCATATCCCTTGATATCTGCCAAACATCAAGATAAGGAGACTCACGATTGTCAATAATGTTAAAAGTGTGTTTGTTCTGTATAAAAATGTTTTTGCTTTTAGTAAAAACAACTATATGATAATGACAGGCTCTAAACTTTTTAAGTGTAGGTAAAGGATTATTATACCACCAGATTATATGGTTCATAAGAAACCAACCTTTGCCCTCTATAGCATAATCGAGTATATGATGTAGATTAGTCCAGCCACTAACTATATAAATAGTAGCATTGTTTTTAGTTGCATAGTCTACTGCATTTATCCACTTCTCAGTAAATTCTCTGTACTCATCTTTTTTTACTTCTTTATATCCTCCTATCCTACTTTTTTTAGACCTACTATATGTCCAGTCACTACGAGAAATAAAATTTATACCAAATGGAGGGTCACAAAAAACCATATCTACTGAACCACGTTTAACCTTATCATATATACCCTTTATACAGTCTTCAAAGTAAACAGTTATATCCTTAAATTCATACTTTTCACTCATCTATCTTCACCTCTTTGGCTATAATAAGAAAAACGTCTTCGTCTCCAATTGCGTCATGTTCAAGTTTAGTATATATAACTATCTCTCCTTCTTCATCAATATATTCATCCAGTTCTCCTATAACTTCTTGATAATCTTTTTCTTCTAACCTGTTAAGAAAAGGCTTAACCTTCATCTGTGCAACCTTTCTACAACCAAAAAGGTCAGAGATAGAATAGGTTTTAACTTTTCCTTTATACATCAACATTTTTATCACTATATTTTTCTATAAACTTTTTTATACTTTCTTTTTTTATTCCACTACTGATGGGAGTGTGAAACTTTAATAACCCTGCTTTTTCCCATCTACGAATATTATCCTTTATGGTATTAGATGTAGCATAGAGCCCCTTTCCTGCCACAAGATAACGGACTATACATAGAGCTATCAGAAACTCTTTATTTTCTTTTCCCATTTTTATCACTCAGAAAGATAACTAAATTAATAATTTGACCATCTATTTGTTCAATTACTAAAGGTAAATCCTCAAGATTACTAATAAACCTTTCGATATAAGATTTACCGTTTTTTCTTACTAAAGCCTCAATCTTAAGGACTTTATAGTTCATTTTAATCCTCTGTAAGTATTCTCAAAGTAGCTGGGTCTATATCTTCGTAAGTAAGTTTCTTCTTACTTTTCTTCTTCTTAAGTTCAAGTATCTTGATTAACCTTTTAGTCAACGTTTCATGAAGCTTAGTAAGGTTACTATTTAACTTTCCTTCTTCTTTTTCTTTCTGCATAGCAAAGGTTGCTCTATCTATATCTCTACGGGTTATTTCTTCTAACCATGTTAATATACTTTCTGGAGTTTTAAAAAGTAGTCGTTTATATAGTTCTTCATTACCCAACTTTTCTCTTAACTCCCTTATAAGTACAAGTTCCTGTGGAGTTAAACCCATAGCCTTCTCCAGATGAGAAACACAGAAGTCCTGGTCTGGTAAGGCTAACTGCTTACACTGTTCTCCATCATCTTTTATATACTCACACCTCTTTTTCAATAAAATCTACCACCTTTTTCCTAAAACTTGTTATAATTTCATAAACCTTAATTATTATCTTTGAAACCATCTCTTTAGCCTTCTCTTCTTCTATTCCATATTCCTTAAACAGTTCTAAAAGAAAATCTTTCATAAGCAATTCACCTAATTAATTAATTTTTTATTTGTAATTGGTAATTATGGAAGCATATATAACATATATACCACCAAATTAATACCGAACACGGTCGACTTTTCTTTTCAATCGCATGGGTCTACCACACCATTGACAAACAGGTTTAACATATCCTGTATCATAACTCTTTCTATCTAACCAACAAGAAACGTATACACCCTTTTTACCTCTATAACAATGTTCACATATAAACTCTAAAAACTCAAGATGTTCATTAGGAACTATATCAAAAAAGTCTCTAAAAGTGTGTTTATTAGAGAAATGCTCTGTCCAGTTAAAACTCCATTTAGTATAATGGTTGGGTATAGAAGAGTTGCAGAAAAGACAGTTACCTTTTTCATCTACAAAGTCAGAAAGTTTGTGCATGAAAATTAAATGATTAGAAAGAGCAAGAGTAGAAGTCTTGCCTATAAATGCACCACAAAGTTTGCACTGTATACGAAACCTTTTTAATCCCATGAAAGTTCCCTCTCTGCACGAAGTAAGGCTTCCATCTCTCGTTCCTCTTCAGAAATTTTACGTTCATTATAGTTTTCCCAGAAAATCTTGAGAAGAATAAAAGGTCTAAGAGTTATCTCCTTTATTATAGTCTCGATAAGGAAGTAGATATAAAGTACCGTACTCATTAAAATATATGGTATCAGAAGTTTTTGGTTTTTCTTCATAATAAGTCCACCTTATTCCTTTACATTTTTTACATAAACCTTCAAAATAAATTTTTAACCTTCTATTAAATTCTCCTTTATTATAGATAGTCTGAACTATCCAGTCATAGTTTATACACTCTTTACAATTACTTATAAGTCTTTCAAAATCTTCTTTTTTCTCCATTACATACCAAACTCGCAATTATCACTAAAAGGACAATATTTAGGGTTACATTCCCAAGTATCTAAATAGTCATATGAAGGCTCTGGAAGTTTATTATTATAAATAAACTCCTTAAACTTATCTATTTGTTCATAGATATGTTTAATTATATCATTGTTATAGTCTACACGATAGGTTTTAGTTTCAAGAGGTTTAGAAGCGTTAATGTATAGTATACGTGAACTGTAAATAGGTAAATGAGGATTATTAACGTTCCAGAGTAACATATAAACATGTAACTGTATAACATGGTTAGTTTTAGGACCACTTATATAATTAAAAGACCTGCTATTAGTAGTTTTTATATCTTGGATAAATAGGTTACCTTCATCGTCCTCTAAAAGCTGGTCTATTGTACCAGAAATATAAAGTTTGTTATCTATATTAAGTTTAAGATTAACCTCTATAACCTCTTCAGATTTCATGTTAGGGTATCTACCAAAATCATGTGATTTGTTGCTAATCATAAGTTCGGGATAGATAACATGTTGATAATAGTAGTGTATAGCCTTACCAAGTTCCATTCTGTTCTTGGAATAAATATCTATGTTTTCCTTTATACCATTTTTTACTAATTCATAAATTCTACAAGTTTTAGTTATACAATGGGAAATATCTGTAGCGTGAAGATAAACTTTATCATTATCTCCAAGTAATCTGTCTCCTATATAACTTCCACTGTAAAGTATATCACTTATCTCCATTTTCTTTTTCCTCCTTTATAATCCTTACTGTGTTAAAAATTGAGACTATAATAGGACAAACATCCTGTACTTCCTTATAAACATTTTCTATTGAACCATTTTTCCATTTATAGTCATTTATAGCTTTAACTAACTCTCCTACTTCTTCTGAAAGTATAAGAGAGAGTAAGTGTAAATCCTCTTTAATCATAGTATACTAACTCCTTTTATAGTTTTTATAAGTATAATCATATTTATTATTATATTATTTATATAAAATAGTTCATATTCTACTTCTTCTATATTCCCATTAAAAAAAGTAAATTCATCCATATATTTATACAGTTTTTCAAGTTCGTTTTCAAGTAGTCCTTGGAGTAAGAAAAGTTTGTATTCACGCACTTTTCTTCATCTCCTGCAATATCTGCCAGAGAAGACAAGGAATGCACCAGTCAGGCTTTGGTCTATCCATATCTGGCTCCTCTATTATCTTTATATCCATACGTCTAATTTTTTCATAAACTAAACAGTTAGTATTTCTTCTAAAAAAACATTTAACTACCATTTTTTTCTTCACCAATAAAGTCTGTTAAAAAAGTGTTATTTTTATATCTTTCCTTACACTGTTCACATGTATGTTCAATTTTTAGTATCCAACTAACAGAAGTATAACCTAAAAGTCTTCCACATATATGACAATAATAAGGTTTTTTATCCATCTTCATCACCAAAAGTTTGCTCAAAGTAGAGAATACTAATTTCACCATTTTCGTCTTTAACAAAGATATAAGCAAAAGAGTAGAAAAGGGTAAAGGCTTTAAAAGCCAGATTGTTGTGCCAGTCGTATTCATCAAAAGTTAAAGTTATAGGTAAGCCAGTAATAGGGTTAATTAGTTCTATTTCGTCAGCCATTCTGTGTCTCTCCAAAACTCATAGTTTTTCTTTACAGCCTCTTTCAATCCTTCATGAAGAGAAGAAAGTCTATCTTTATCAGCCTTTTTATTAATAGTTCTATAAAAGATAAGTTTATAAGAACTAGGACCTTCTTTTAACCAAACCTTTTGTTCATTGATTATAAAAGGTTTTTCATTAAAACCTCTATGAGACTCAATTGAACAAGAAAGGGTTATAACTTCTAACTCGTCTTCATTAATAATTATTTTTTCCCTTTTTTTAAAATAATATTTTAGTTCATTCATTATTTATTACCTCCTCTTTACTATAAAAATTTTGACATGTAGGTAATTTTGTTACTTCATCCTCAGCAATAACTACTAGTTCTAGTTTACATTCTCCTTTGTCATAATATATACAATTAACGGCATAACAATCTATTAACTGTTTTTTTTTCATTTATTTAACCACCTTTTTATTTTTATATACTTAATATATGTATCTATAAGGTCATATATACATACAGATAAGACCATTGACCAGAAAACAATCATACCAACAGAGAATATATATATATAAAAGTAAACTATAAGAAAGATACAACAAAGTGAAAGAAGTATAGATAGTCCTACCATTATTTTACCTTCTTCAGTCAATATCTCCGTTTTTTTCATCTTTATCTTCCTCTAAACCCTTTATATCTATATAGCATTTTATATATCCAGTAGAGTATAAAAGTTCTAAACTGTCTGCTATAAACTCTAATATAGAATTAACTAAATCATTTACTATACCATACTTTTTATGATATTTTTTTACCCTCTCTTTAAGTATTTTTATTTTTCTATCTACATAGTCAGTCATTTTAATCTACCTTTTCATTTAACCATCTATAATACTCATCTTCTGTAAATTCCTGTATGTCTATAATATAACCTGGTTTTCTACCTACTCCTCTATCATATTTAAGTAATCTAGCTGTTTCCATAGCAGAAAGAAGATTACGTATACTTCTCTCACTTATAGTCCACTTTTTATCCTTTTTAAGTTCGTCGTAAAGAGAGTTGATAGTTATAACCCCATGTGTAGGAGAAATAGCCCAAAGATGACGAATAACTTCCATAAGTTCGTAAATACGCTGTTTACGTATATGAACAAAGTTAACAAAGTTGGTAAAGAAAGCCATAGCTGTTATAAAAGCAGAACGGAAATCTATTGCTGCACGTTTAATATCTAACTCACTTATAACATAGTCGTATCTCATAGAACAGTTAACTGCAGCCATTTTGATAATCATATTAGAAACACGTTGGTAAGCAGTAGAAATATAGAGTTTAGCTACTCTATCATCACTAACAAAATCAGTTAATTTTGTCATCTCATAAATAACTCTACTTTTAGCCTTTTTGGAAAGAACAAAGTCTCTATTTTCACTTAAAATAGAAAGAAGAAAAGAAGCAAGTTCTGAAAGCATAGAAGGAGAAACAGTGGGTGTATGAGACATTCTAAACTCTAAAACTTCATGGTGGTAACGTTCAGAAACAGGAGAATAAACAATAAGAAAACGAGGTAAAGTTCCTGAAGTAATTATACCCTCATTAAGGTTAGCCCTTTCAGGTTGACAGAAAAGAACAAAGTTAGTCTCTGTGCGGTAAAGTAAGGCTGGTCTACCAGTAAGTTGTTTAGAAACAATATTAGCCTGTGAACCTATAGGGTCTAGAGCCTCACAAACATAAGGAAAAACGTTGTTCATATTCTCGTTTTCTGAATTAAAGAAGGTAGAAGCCTCATTAATAACTAGTACACTTGCAGTTGCTTCTACACCCATTTGTGCTACCCAACCTTCACTAGAACGTATAACTGTTCCAAGAAGTGCTTCTGCTGTAACTTTCTGTTTTTTATCATAGTTAAATCTTCTGTTAATTATTTTATGAGCTACAAACTTATCATCTATCTTCTCTTTTATAATCTTTTTTACTTCTTCGTTTAGTTCATACATAGCTTCAAGTATAACATACTTTCCAGAACCAGAAGGCATGTAAATGAGTAAAGGAACACGGGGGTCCTGGTAACTAGCTCCTATAATTATCCTACGATGTTTAATAATGTTGGAAACAATAGTATAAAGGATAAGAGGTTTTACCTGGTTATGATAAAGTATCTTATCGTTTAACCAATCACGAAAAAGTTTTCGTGCCTCGTAGTCTCCTATACTTTTTCTTTTCATTATTTTACCAAGAGAGAAAAGTACTTCCCATTCGCTAGATGAAAGAGCGTGAGGAGTAAAAGGTTCAGTTTGTGGTTCTTCTATAATATATTTCATTTTTATCTACCTAGATAGCTGTTTTATTAGCCATTATAGAAAGAGGTTCATCACTTATAGTTAAAACTCCTTTATCACTTATTGTAAAAGGATATTTATGTAAAGAGTGAGCATAGTTAGCAGTTTTTATAACAGAAATGGTTCTAACTAAATCACCGTAATTTAACCAACTGTAGTATTTTTTGTTAAAGTTATCTACCTTCTCACTCTCTATAAGTATAACTGCGTCAGCTTTGTGAGCCATACCCTTTCCACCAGCTATACCTTTCTCATATGCCCCTCTGAACTGACTTGTACCAACCACAGCTAGATCAACTCCTTGATTATATAGATGAAGTTGTAAGTCATCCATTACTCTACGGAGCATAGTCTCCATTTTAGCCATCTCGGTTATACTATCTATAGCAACAAAAGGAGATTTAGTTAAAGAGTAGAACTCTTTAGCTTTATCAGCTATAACCTTTATCTGTGCAGAAGAAAATGGAGAACAGAAGTAGTCAAGATAAGCTATCTTCTCTACTGGACAATCCTCTCCATACATAAATTTATATAGTTGTTCTACCTGTCCTACAAACTCGTCTCCATCACGTTCAAAAGTTATATACATAAAACTTTTATCTTCTTTTAGTAATTTACAAGCAAGATTAGTAAAGAAACGAGTTTTTCCTGAACCAGGATTACCTGCAAGAATAGTTATCTTACCCCTACCTATAGGTAAACCACCCATAGGAGGAGAAGAAAAAGGTTCAATTATAAGTTTATCGAAGGAAGGTATGCCAGTCGGTATAACCTTTGAATATTTTAACCTTTCCATGCTTCCCCATTTTAGTTCTTTTGTCGCTGGTGTAAATTTTTTGTTTGTTGTTGTTTTTTCTAACCAACTCATATTTATCTATCTCCTTTTTCCATCTGAAAAGCCTACCTTTTTTTAATTCCTCTATATAATCTATCTCTATAAGGTAAATAAGTTTATCTGTATCTCCAAAAGAAGAAAGAGAAAAGGTTTGACCCTTTTCATACTTAAAACCTTCTATTATATGGAAGGGGAACGAAGAATGAAGATAGGACAGTTGGCTGACCAGGAAATAGTTAAGATGTCATCACTTTCTGCAGTTTGTTTGGTATAACCACCATAGATATACAAATTATCATACTTGTCATATAATGGCAGTTCTCCTCTCCAATCTGTAAGTATAGCCCTTACAAGTGAGTCATCTACTAAATCTACAAGATAGTATCTATAGGCAGTAAACTTTTCTCCTGTCTGTTTATCTGTCCATTCAAAATCATCAGTAGAGAGAACTTGAAGATAACAGTCGAGATTGTATTTATAACTTATTTCTTCTTCCAAATTTTCGTCATACCATTCTTCTATACTTCTAGAACACTTGATTAAATAGTCATGTAAGTCCTTGTTAGTTATAACTACATCATGTGGAGAAAGAAGAGGTAAGCCATTTTCATCTCTTAAACAGTTAATCCAGTTTAGTCTTTTACCCTTTGTTACATATCCTGCTTCAAAAACATATCCACTAAACGTTTCTGGTTCTTCTGGGAAAAGTTTTATAATCTGCTCTTTAGTCAATTTTACAAAAGCAATTAAAGGTTCTCTTCCTGGTAGAACCATAAAAAAGGCTCGGAAAAAGGGTTCTTCTCCTGTCTCTTCGGCACGGTAAGGAATAACTTGTTCAGTAAAAAGATAGATAGCTCGGAGTTTTTCTCCCTTCTTCTTTATACGTAACATTGACATATTCTCGCTTTTCCAAACATTTAGAGCAGCTTGTTCAGTTATACCTTCATTTTCCATTATTTTGGATAATTCTTTCTTCAACTCATCGATTTGTAAATCAAATTTTTGGCAAAATTTTTCTAAATCCATTTTTTTTTACCTACTAAAATTATACTTTTCCATCTTATTTAAACTTTTTGTTGGTTCAAAATTGCTTATTATACACTCCTTTACAGTTTTCTTATTCACATTATACTTGTTTTCAAAACTATATATAAACCAGTCATCATAAAGGTCAGATATAAGTTCTGTTAAAGAGTTACTCATAACTACCTTACATCCTTTTTTATCTAACTTTTTTGTATATTCTCTTAATCTTTTATGGTCTTCTTCACTAAAACCACTATAAGTATAGTTGTCGTGTAACAAATGATAAGGAGGGTCTAAATAAACAAAACTATCTTCAATTGGCAGAATATGTTCAAAATCTGCATTAATCAATCTAGCTTTTTGTAAAGCACCAGAAAGATGGACAAAACCTTTTATATCTACTATTTTAGCTTTAGGTCTGTAAGCAAAACCCACTCTAAAATTGTTTTTCTTGTCAAGGTCAAAAACTCCTCTAAAACAAGTTTTGTTTAGATAATAGAACAATCCTACCATTTCTCGAAGTTCAAGATTAGAATGTATATTATCCTTTAGTTTATTAAACCGTTCTCTTAATTTTAAATAATCTTCTTTATTGTTTTTGTTATCATATTTAAAAATTTCCTGTATAAAAGTATAAGGTTGTTCCTTAAGATAACGATAAAAAGATATAAGATAAATGTTTTTATCGTTAAGGACTATACCTTTTTTCAACCTTTCTTTTCTGAATTGGTAACAGAAAACACTTCCTCCACCTACAAAAGGTTCATAGTAGTTTAGACCATTCGCTTCTATAAGAAAAGGGTCTAAAAGAGGAAGAAGTTTAGTTTTACTACCCATCCAGAAAAGAACAGGAAAAGGTTTAGGATTGTTAGGTAAACCTTTACTCAGAAAAGTTTGTTTCATAATTTATCACCTTTACTTTATTATTTTCAAGAATTAAATCTTTATTCAATTTTATTAAAAGTATATAATCTTCTTTATTAATTATTATATTCATAGCTGGTATATACAACTCCTTTGGATGTTTACCATCAAGATAAGCAAGAAGGTCTGCTTTATGTATGCGCATAGCCTCACGTAAGCTTATACCTTTCCACAACTCAAAAAGGGCAGACCAGACACGTTTGCGGTTGTTCAGATTAGTTCACCTATAAATTTCATTATCCTTCCTGCACTTTTCTTACCTACACCATTAACAGAAAGAAGTTTCTTATAAGTATAATAAGTAACCTTTTTTCCACACCTTTTAACTATCTTATGTGCAGTAGTTGGTCCTATACCAGGAACAAGAGTAAGAAGACGAACAGTAGGAGAAAGAGAAACATTTATCCTAGGTGTATGATGTTTAAAAGAGTTTAAAGACCTAGAAATCTTTTCTAAAACATAAACTGTATCTTCATGGTTCTCAGAAAAAACGATTGGTATAGAAAAGTTCAGAGCCAGGTCTACTAGAACTCCCATAGCTGTTTTCCTAGCGTCCTGTTTAAAGTTTGGTATATAACGATGAATAGAGTAACTGCTAGATATACTCCCCTCGACAAGTATGAGCGGATTATAAGAACTTTCAACCATTCTTCTAGCCTGTTCATAAATCCTTTTATCCACCACCGAACCAACAAGGTCGGGGAAGGTTTTTCTTTCCACTCCAACTTTTCCACCAACAATATAGTCAAAGGTAGGAAGTTTTTTTATCTCTACTTCAAACTTTTCGGAAAGTAAAGAAAGAAGTATAGGTGGCTCACGATTGTCCATTATTAGTTTCTTCATGAATAAAAAAAGGTATAATTGTTTATAAAATAATTGTTAAACAACCTTTATTTTACCCATGACAACTTGGTATTTATTACCTGTTCCATCTGTAAAATCTATATAGTAATAGTAAGTTCCTATATCTGCAGTGGTTGTATCTGTGTCTTCAAAAGTTATAGTACATAAACCGTTGGCTGCGTCAATAATAGTAGCATTTTTTTGCCATTTAGTAACTTCATTAGTAAAACCGTTTTCTTCATCATAAGACTCAAAAACGTGTAAAGTAACTGTTCCACCAAATATATCTGTATCTTCGTATTCTTCGGTTGTATGATTATATTTTTGTACTGTAATTCTTAATGTTCTGTCATAAGTTGCTACAATATAGAAATTATCTATTCTTGTTTTTTGAAATTGTGTTATTTTTCTCTACCTCCATAACTATCTTCTATAACTAAACTAGCTGTTAGACTATCTTCTAAATATACTTTAGCTATATAACTATCTTCTATAACTATATAAGCGCTATCTGCCTCTCGTTCAAGAGAACTTTCTATATCAATAGAAAGGTTTATATCTTCTGAATTGTAAACTTCTATATTTAGACTTATATTCTTATCTTCTTTTGCACTTAAAAGTTTTTCTACATCAACAGATAAACCTGTATCTGAATAATTAAAAAGTTCTATATCTAAAGAGATATTTCTATCTAAAGTAGAAAGTTCTTCTATATTTAAAGAAAGATTTCTATTTTCAGTTAAACTTTTCTCTATTTCTGAAGATAAACTTCTATCTGTTATAAGAACTTTTTCTACTTCTAAACTTAAGTTTCTATTATCTATAGATTTATAGATTATATCAATAGAAAGATTAATGTCAGAAGAGGATAATTGTTCTATACTAACATCTACCTGTCTATCTTCTTCTGTTTCTATTTCTATTTCTGTAATCAAACTTCTATCTTCCGAACCTGACAAACTAGGAAGTTCTATATCTATAGAAACATTTGTGTCAGAAAAAGAAAGGTTTTCTATATTAGTAGAAAGACTTATATTATCAGAAGAGAAACGTTCTATGTTTACTTCTAAAACTCTATCTTCTGTATTTAGAAGTTCGATGTTTATATTTACAGCTTTATCAGATAATGACGAAGTCTCTATTTCAATAGATAAATTTCTGTTAGAGTAATCGCTAGAAATAGGTAAATTGATAAAGGTAGAAAGATTTCTGTCAGAAGTAAAAGTTTTTTCTATATTTACAGAAACAGCTCTATCTGTTATATTAGTAAGTTCTACTTCTACATTTATAGACCTTTCTTCTAAAAGAGATTGTTCTACTTCTAAAGAAATATCTTTATCAGAATAATCTAATTGTTCTATACCTAAAAAAATATTCTTATCAACAGTAGAAAAATTTTCTATATTTATGTTTATATTTTTATCTTCTGTAAAAAAATTTTCTATTTCAGCAACTAAATCTATATCTACTAATCCGCTCTGGATAGGTAATTCAATATCTAATAAAAGGTTTCTGTCGATAAAAGAAAAAAGTTCTATATTTGAACTTATATCTCTATCATCTGTAGAAAAATAAATTATATCTACAGAAGTTTCTCTATCTTGAGTAGCAGAGAGTTCTATATTTATGTTTACAGAACTGTCTTCTACTCCAGTTTTTTCTATTTCCACACTTACTGCTCTATCATCTGTAGCACTTTGTTGAACAGCGGCAGTAGTTATAGTAGCAGAAAAAGCACCTAAACCAACACTTTCATCATTGTCATATATCTGTAGTTCATATTCTTGATTTCCTTGTACTCCAGAACCAAAACCTATAGCCCACTGTATCTCAACATATACATTAAGTAACTTACTTCCATAGATTACACTGTTATCTCCCTCATTCTCCTGACTGTAATCAGCGGTTTGACAGCCCGCACTAGAACCTACTGGACTAGTACCATCAACTAATACAGTATTTATACCCCAACAGATTTCTGTATCAGAACCTACATCTGCCCAAGTTCCTCCTACCCTTCTCCATTGGAGTTTAAAATTTATTGTTGTTCCAGCATGTGCACTATCTTCATGAACAAAAGTAGCAAAAATATATTCATTAGAAGTATCAGCGTCAGTTATACCAGTATCACATGCAGCTAGCCAATTTCTTGAACTGTCAGCTACACGTGAATTATTAGTCGTTGGAACACTATAATTACCCATTAATCACTCACCTTAACTTCAGTAATAGGACTTTTAAGAGAAGTATTAGTAAACTCTTTTTCTCCTGCAGCTTTAAACCAGACGTATCCAGTAGCAAACTCGACAAGATAAACATCTTGTTCAACAACAGAAAAAAGGTCGAACCACCATTGCCTATCCTGTATAAAATAACCATATTTTTTATACTCTTCTGCCATATTGTCATCTTCGTAAAAACAGAGAACGTGATAATGTTTAAGTTTAGAAGAACAAGAAATAAAATTTTTTACTTCTTCATCAGTCATACAATCAAGGACATTATAAGAAACAATAAGAGTAAAATCAGTATAATCATATTTAGAGGCGTCGGCAAGAAAAACCCTATCATTTACTTTCTGTTTATAAGCATACTCACTTTTATCTATACCTACAGCGTCTGGTAAATAGTTAAGTAAATAACCATATGCACAACCTATAACTATAATTTTTTCATCTGGAAAATTTTTACTTAACCACTCTGCACGTGTTTTAAAATGAGAAAACTCAGAGTATTTAGGGTAACCAGCTCCTCCATTATAGAACTCCTCATCAAAAATCATCTTAAAAACTCTTCATTCTGTAACTTTCAAGTTTAGGTGTGCCAAAAACTACTTTATTATAATCTAAATCAAAAAGTTCGTTATTTAGTTTCATATCTTTAGTGTTAAAAGAAATCTTGTAAGCCTTGTTAGTTATATAGTCTACTTCCCAGCCCATAGCGTCTCCTTCTTGATTATAAACACAAAAAAGTAACCTTTTGGCTAATTTAATATCGAAATGTAAGCCTGACATTTTCTGCATAGATAAACCAGACTTGAGTTGAATAATTCTCTGGCTGTCATTGGCACGAGTAACAGTATAGTATGTGCCATTAAAAAGTATCTGAGCAGAAACAACATCTGCATGGTCTATATTTAAATAATCTATACCCATCTTTTCATTAATAGTTAAACCATTTTTATAATGTATAATCCACAAATTTTTTACCCCCTATGGTCGACCATCTCGGGTTAGAAAACCTTCTAATTTTTTCTATGTATAGTAGTAGGTATATGTCAATACTGGGTCGTGACCAGTTGTTCCAGCACTAGCGTCATGTGGAATAAAACAATGAATAATATAACGTGTTTCATTGTCTGCTGAACAAGCTGCGGAGTTGGTTATAGAATAAGTTGAACCTTTAAGTTGAAAGGTTGTAGTAGCGTCTGTTTGAGTAGAGTAACCACTAGGTAAAGATGAGCCTGTGCTATCTGTAGCATGGGCTACGTTACTAGCTGTTTCTCCAGCCCTTAACCAAGAATAAGTATTTCCGTTCATGTCATTAAGTATCTCTTTAGCTGTAGTAGAGTGAGAAGCAGTATCCCAAGCAGTTAAGTTACCAGCCGCAGTTTCTGGGTTGGTTTGAGCTTGTATAGCTATATAGTCTCCTGTATTAGTCAAAGACCAACTAGGAGCAGAACCATAACTAGCCGTAGCTCCTCCACCTTGATATCTTCCACATTGTGCGTCTGAAGTAGCGTCTAACCACAACTCTTCTGCAACCTTATAACCACTTGTAGGAGCGGTAACAGGGTCAAAAGAACTGTCTGCTACTGTGTCAGGACCAGTGAACCTCAAAGTATCTGAACCACCTATAGTTGTCCAACTAGGTGTGTCATTACTTGAAGTATTTATATACCAAACGATTGTAGGTGCTGCCATATTTCCACCTAAATAGTAAAGTGTGAAAGATATATATAAAGTTTTTTACTAACTAGCTGTTTTTAATTTAAGTTCTTTACATAGTTCGTCTTTTATTGCATTAGTTAATACTTCAATAAGTTCGTCGTAATCTGTTTTTTTATTTATATTTATAATATGGCTATAAAAAAACTTGAACCAAACTTTACTTTTTGCTCTTTTATCTTTATGTATTTCAATCATATAAGTAACACAGTTACGTGAGTAATATTCATAACCATATAATGCTACTATTTTTACAAAAAATTCTTTACCATGTATATCTAAAAGTATTTTACCTTTCATATATATCACATACTATTTTTTATAAAAACATTCTTCATGATAATAATATGGATACCATATATTAGATGGTAAGTCAAGAATAGGTATATCTTCATTATCAAACTTTGCAGTCCATTCATATACTACCATTACTTCTTCTCCTTCTTCTATTATTAATCCACATTCTCTGCATTTTATTTCATCAGTCATGTTTATCACTCCTTTTTATATATTTTTTATATATATTATTTATATGAATATATGTTGAAATCCTTTCAAAAAATATAGCAAGAATTAAAGTTATAGCAACTAAAATAAAGAAGACTATAAAAGGCAAGAAAAATAAAAGCATATTATTCATTTTCTTTCCACCTTTTTCTATAATTTATCTCATCTATTATTATAATTAAAGTAGGAATAACTATACCAAATAACAATCCTAGAACAAAAAAAGAAAAAATTAAAAATATATTATCCATTTTTTCTTTCCTCCAGTACATAGATTTTACTGACCTCTTCAGAAGTACAAGCAAGACAAGAACCACAAACTTCAATAAAAGTAAGATTGTCAAAGGCTATTTCATCATCTTTAACCTTCTTTCCACAAACTTCACATCTTAATTTTCTGTTTTTAAGTAAATTAAAAAAGTTTTTAACTTTAATCTTCTTTCTTTTCTTCCTGATGGGGAAGATGTTTCTTAACAAAACTTTCATTTTTATCTTTCTCCTCATACCATTTCATAAAACGATAAACCTTAAGTTCAAATCTTGAAAGTTTACGTAAACCTTTATTATTATCACAACATTCACATCTAACAAGACTAGGTAAAATGCCGTAACAGTCTTCATTTACAACCCTTACTATTTTTTTACATTTTGGACAATAATATCTACGTTTAGACATTTTTTACACCTTATAATATTTTATTAAATCTCTAAAAATAATACCTATATAAATTATTATTATACAGAATAAAGAGAATAGGATAGCGTCAAAAAGTATAAAAGGTATCCAGTTTGACCAGTTCATTCTTTCTCCACTCTCCAGGTTATACGTGCAAGAGTGTCAGCCTGTTTAGTAATAGACCTAGAACCTTTAACCACTTCTATTTCTCCATCTATTTTATCAATCATCTTACGACAGTAAGTAAAAGTGGAAAGAAGAGAACGGTTTTTAACATCGTAAATCATGTTGAATTGGTTGACAACTAAAAGACTGTCAGAATAGATAGTTGCCTTTTTTATTTTTTGTTTATAAATATAATCTATTGCTCTTCTTACTGCTTCCCACTCCATAAAGTTGTGAGTAACGTTCTTCTTTGTCCCACTTTCTTGATAGTAATACTTGTCGTTTTTAAGAACAACTATAGCCCAGGCACCTAAACCTTGTTTAGCCATACCGTCACATAAGATAGTAAACAATTTTTTCCACCTCTAACATTTATATGCTCTTCTTA